TGAGAGTACACTAACCTACGTAATGCAAGTAAATGGTAGTTAGCCCGCAGATTTCAGCCTGCGTTTTAGATACAAGGGGAACGACCCATACTCTCGTTTAGTACATACTAATTATATAAATCTTTAAACGTAGGGTTCCCAGTTGGCTGACTCCGGAAGTCCGCCCGTTGCAAACGTATTAATCGGCAACCCTATGTTAATGTAGCATCCACATATCTCGGCTACGAGAGCAACTAACATTTAATGTTCGTCTGGTGTCATCCAGAGAATGAAACAGCCGAGCCACATAATACCCAGTAATAGGGTAAATATAATTAGCTCACTGTAGTGCATAATAAAGTCTAACATAATTGCTCGATTCCTTTAGTGGGTGTGATAAAATAGAGTACTCGCAACAGGTGCGGACGAGCTGAAGGCTCGCCCACACGTCTGGGGCACTGGCTGTGCAAGGCTTGGTTAGCCAAGCATTGAACCCAAATCCACATACTTGCGAGTATCTGGACGTAGTTCTACAGAGTGTTGCTTGCGAGCAAGCATCATTCCTGACTTAGACTGGTACTGTGTACCAGCAAGTCTGACCGTTAGGATGTAGGAACTACCGTTGAGTTCAACTTGCTCGCCGTTGTAACGCTCAAAGGATTGAGCGTCTGCATCTGCGATGGTGCCAGTGAGCCAGAACTTCACTCTAGAGATGCCATTGGCATCTTTATACGTGACTTCGGACCACAGGGACTTGAACTTTTTTATTAATGTAATCATAATGGTTTACCTTTATGTTTATGTTAAGAAAAATGATATATGGATATATATCACAACTAGCAGGGGATTCGCACCATCAGTACGCTGTCCCAGTAGCACGGCGGTGGGGGTGGCTCGACCGTTGGGACTGATACTTTCAGTCTCAACAGAGCCTCGGGACCCACCCCGTGAAACGGGACGGGGTACGGTGCAATGTATATCACGTACCCTCATTCTACAGTATTTTTTAAAAGTTTTTTTATGTAATTTTTTTTATGTTAAAAGTACCAATATTAATCTTTTTGTATATAATGGGGAGCGTCCAGCTAAAAGAGTCAGACTACGATAACACCGTATTTGACGATATAGTTGCAGTTAATGACAGTACAAAGCATCAGTATGTTAGAGTCAGAGAGGGTGACAACTGGTGTTGGTTACATAATAACTGGGAGAATGTTAGGATTGTGTCCTCTAAAATAAAAGAAGATATAGAAAAAATAAGCCTAAATCAGTAAGTAGCTACTGTAGAAGCACCTATAGGGACAACCTTAAAGGAAATTCTTACTATTGCAAACTCTTAATATACTTATTACATTATTAGTATATTTTGTGGTTAGTTCGTATGAACTTGATTTAATAAATAAGGGGTTGTTTCGCACTATATGAGTATCATTACTGATATTACTGTTTATCTGTTACCAAATGGAAAGCTAAATCACACATTGGTGTGGGAAGAACTGTCCCAAATCGTTGGGTTCCAGTCTGAAGTAAACAGGGGTAAGCAATACCACGCAATAATGGAGGCGTATGAACGATATAAAGAGGATAATAGCAAGACTGGGCAGGATAGGGTACCTATACCTACGCCTAATCTGGAACATTCTAACGATATACGTAGGGATACCACTGAGAAGGTGGTTGAAGACTCTATCAAAGAGCCTATAACAGAAGAAAGCGTATGTAATTGGATTAATCAGCAGAATGGCACTAAATTTGAGTTAACTGGGGAACAATACTCTAGTTATGATGCAGAAGAAGGCAGATATATAGCTGAAATCAAGATACGTGGTAAACACTACGATGACTGTCTAATAGAATGGGATAAATATATGGCTAATAAGGGAGTATCGGATATAGGAGGTAAAGACTTCCTTTATATAGTAGTCGTAAAGCCTAATATATATGTATTTAACATAACACACCTTAATAAAAAGAAGTTTAACTATAAGTGGGAGACTCGTCTTTTACCCCGAAATACAGCATTTGGCGGAGAAGATGACAAGATTGATAAGAAGATAGGGTATGTCCACATCTCTCAGGCTAAGATAGTTCCTTGTTCACGGTAACTATAAAACACAAGGACACCGGTCCTACTGATTATACTATATATTTATCAGGTGAGGCATTAAAAGAGGATATAGACTTCGACTACTGGCAGGATGCTGAAGAGGGACAATATGCCTTAACAGATGACGGATATGTAGCTAAAATTATTAAAAAGAAGGAATATGTCGATGTACAAGGTAGAAAGAGCTATTATTATAGGTTCCCTTTTGGTTATATTATGTGGGATAGTAAATATCCTAAGAAAAAGCTTAATTGTGGTGGAAGAGTTACTAACACTACTATGAGTGGAAAGAATTGGCTCGAAGTCAGATGTAATTCAGAGGATTACCAAGACTTAGCCTTTTGGGCGGCAATCTCAGAAGATAGAGATATTGCTATTGATAAAGTATATGGCAGTGTATCAGTAAGCAAACGCCGAAAACTAAAACGCCATATGCGTACGGAGAGTTTTAAAACTATGAAAAGAGATGAGGCACAGAAGATGCTGGCTTCCAATATGATGGATGCGGACTACTTTATTGACTTAATGAAGAAGGGAGTAGATATAGCACTTAAAAAAGAAGATGTTAATGGAATAAGGGGTTTCGTTAATGATGGTATGGAAATACACGGAATGAAAGACAAAGAGACTATTACAGTTACCGATAAACTAGAAGCTACACAAACTCGTGCATTGATAGATAATATCAATCAAGAAGAGAGTAAACTTATAGCTATTAGAAAGCAGGAGGTTCCTGTTGAAACAGGTGCTCAAGGTAAAAAAGGAACCTAAAGTTGTTATAGACTCCTTTGAGGAGAAATGGGCTGAAGAAAATGCCCTGAAAAAGCTTAGGAAAGATATAGGTCTTTTTGGAAGAACTATGTTTCCTACAGCGTTGAATAAGGATATACCTCCTTTCCACCACGAAATTTATAAATCCTTGGCTGATAGTGATAAAAGGCGTGTACTGATTGCGGCTCCTCGTGGAACTGCGAAAAGTACTGTGACCTCCTTGATTCTACCCCTTCACAGAATAGCCTTTAAAGCATCAGCCGAGGACCTTTTCATAGTTATTATATCTGAGTCACAATCACAGAGTATTAACTTCTTATCAAGGATTAAGTATCATCTTGATAATTCAAAGCAGTTCAAACAAATGTTTGGAGACTATAGTGCAACAACAGCAAAAAGATGGACCAACAATGACATTGTCTTGGCTAATGGAGCGAGGGTTATTGCTGTTGGTACTGGTCAGCGTGTTCGGGGGTTTATTGAAGGTGATACTCGTCCTAATCTCATTATTGTAGATGATTACGAATCAGAATTAAATGCCGCAACGGCAGAAGGAAGAGCAAAGAATAGAAAGTGGATAACAGAAGCTGTAATACCATCATTATCTGACGATGGTAGAGTTGTTATGATTGGTACTGTTATATCTGAAGATTGTTTCTTATATTGGGCTAAGGAATCTCCAGCGTGGTATGTTCTATGGTACGCTATCTACGGAGAGGATGGGAAGAGTATCTGGGAAGAAAGATTTCCAGACGAACGTATTTTACAGATAAAGTCTGAATTTGAGTCAGTAGGTAACTTAAATGGATTTTATCAGGAGTATATGAATGAAGCACAAAGCCCGGATAATGCACCATTTAAACCACATTATATTAAATTACATCATTATTCCCATAAAAGGATTAACGGACAGAATTTACTCTGTAGGTATATTGATGGTGAACCCAGTTATAAACCTGTTGACATCTATTGCGGCATCGACCCTGCTAGTAGTCTATCCGCTAGGAGCGATTTCTTTGTTATTGCTACTATGGCTGTTGACGGTGATGGGAATAAGTATATTGTTGACATTCTCAGGGATAAGTTGGACCCTGCGATACAGCCAGCAGAAATTATTAAGATTTACAAGAAGTTTAAGCCGAGGAAAATGAAGATTGAGACTGTGGGCTATCAAGAGGCACTTCGGAGTAACGTAAGAAAACAGATGCTTGACGAGGGGATATATATACCCGGACTCGAAAAGGGCATAAAACCAAGACAGAGAAAATCCGAGCGATTGTTGTCCTTGGTAGCCCCTCTTGCTAGAGGAGAGTTTTTCTTTAGGAATGAGGATATACACGCACAACAAGAATTTTTATCTTACCCTAGGGGTAAACACGATGATATTCTAGATGCGATATACTATGCAATAGATGGAGTAAAGCCTTGTAGACGTAAAGAATACGTTGAAGGAGAAGTTAGGTCTAAACCGAGAAAAATACTTGACTGGATGACAATGTAGTCCTTAATTTCGCCCCAATGGCGTACGTTGAGAGAGAAGACGAAGTCCCTAAGGACATTGTCGAAAAAACACAATCATTATTTAAATCTTATTCTAACAAGAGGGAACTCTGGGCACAACAAGCCCAAGAAGATGCTGAGTTCCGCTTAGGAAGGCAGTGGACCCAAGAACAAGAAAAGACTTTACTTGAGAGGGGTCAAGCACCACTCGTAGTAAACAGAATCCATCCAGCAGTAGAAGCCGCAAAAGCACTTCTTACTTCAGGCAAACCACAATTCAGGGTATCACCAAGAGAAGATTCCGACAACAAGGTTGCTCAGGTCTTTAATGGTTTACTCGAATATATGTGGTACATATCAGATGGGACTCAGGCACTCCGCAACTGCATAGACGACTACTACACAATGGGTATGGGAGCTATGATGATATATATTGACCCCTTGAAAGATTATGGTAGAGGAGAAGTAGTTGTAAAAGATATTGACCCTCTTGATGTATATGTAGACCCCAATTCCAGAGATAGGTTAGCTGAAGATGCAGAGAACATTATTGTTAGTCGTATGTTCACTAAAGACCAAGCTCAACAGATGTATCCACAATATGAAGAAGCGATAAAGAACGCTGAATCAGATTTACATACAGATAGACCCACTACCCAAAGAGTAGATGATAAGGGGATTGTATTCCCCGAAGATACTGCTACAAAGACCGATATAAATTTTGGCGACAGCTCTGAATATATAAGGGGTTATGAGCGTTATTACAAGGTTTGGGTTAAACGATACCACGTAAAGAACAATATAGAAAAGCGTGAAGAAGTTTTTATTGAAGATGAGATGCAGGAGTATCTAGCTAGACCTGCTGTAAAGATTAATGGTCAACCTATAACGGATGCCCAGAAAGCTCAAGGTATAATTGCTCAGTTGATGCAACAATATGAACAAGGCGTTCAAAAAGCAGAAATGGAAGGTGAGGACCCACCTGAGATGCCTCAAATAGAGGAAGTAACTCACGCCGATTTAATCAACGAAGGATTAATTGAGACCGTGTCGGTTCCAGTACAAAGGGTAAAACAGTGCGTCATTATGGGAGACCAATATCTCTACTCCCGCATATTACCTGTGGAACACTATCCGATTGTTTTGTTTATGAACATTCACACTAGAACACCCTACCCGGTATCTGATGTTCGGATGGTTAAAGATATGCAAGAGTATATTAATAAGACACGGTCTTTAATTATAGCTCACGCAACAACAAGTACAAATACAAAGATTTTAATACCAAGCGGTTCTGTGGATATGCAGGACTTTGAACAAAGATGGGCACAACCGGGAGTTGCAATAGAAGTCGATATGGATTCTGGAGCACCTCAACCAGTTCAGCCTACACCATTACCTAATACATTATATCAGAATGAGCAAGTAGCCAAACAAGATATTGACCACGCATTAGGTTTATATGAACTTATGCAGGGTAACTCACAAGCGGCACCTCATACCTATAAAGCTACAGTATCTCTTGATGAATTTGGTCAAAGAAAGATTAAATCAAAATTGCAGGATATAGAAACTGGTTTAGTTAGAATGGCAAAGGTTGCTATTCCTCTAATGCAACAACTATATCAGGCAGAAAAAGTAGTTAGAATAGTAAATCCCAATAATAGTTTGACTGAAGTCGCCATTAATAAGAAGTTATATGATGACAAGTCAGGGGAGATAAAGGTTATCAATGATATATCCAGAGGAAGTTTTGACGTTGTTGTTGTTACTGGTTCTACATTACCAACAAACCGTTATGCACAGCTTGAAATGTATATGGATGCTTATGAAAAAGGTATTATTGACAAGAAAGAGGTCCTAAAGAAAACGGAAGTATTCGATATGGAGGGAATCTTGGAAAGAACAGATTTAGTTGGGCAACTACAAGGACAAGTTAAACAACAACAAGAACAGATTAAAAAATTAAAAGGTGATATGCAAACTCGTGAAAGAGAAATCTACCACGCTAAGCAAAGAGCCGAGTTAGAAAAATTCAAAAGCGGACTCGATAAGACTTCAACCCAGACAAAAGCGTCTGGCAAGTTATTCGAGAAACGCCTTGATGACGCCCTTGGACAGGTAAAGAGCGAAGTACGGAATACCGTAGCTCAAGCAAAAAAAGATAAGTAGTACCTCTAGGTCCAATAGAGCCTACAAAATGAAAAGGACAAACTAATGGAAGATGCTTTCGCACCGCAAGAAGCGGTTACCGAACAAGGTACCCCAGACGTAAGTCAAGAGAATGAAATGACCCCTGAGACGGCATTTGACCAAACTCAGGATAAATCTACTCTGGTAGATGAATTTTTCCGTGCAAATAAGATTGAGGAACAACCTGAATCTGAAGCTCCTATAGAGCCTTCCCCTGTGGAGATACCTCGTGAAGGAGTAACGGCAGAACCTACTGATGTTGATAACGATGTCAAGCGTTACCAATACTGGCAAAGTGAGGCTGATAAAGCTCGTAATGAAAATGCAGAGATGGCACAACGCCTTTCGGCATTAGAACAACAAGCAGTTCAACCTCAGCCAGAAGAGCAAAGAGAACCAGAAATTGAGCAGTTTCCTGACCCACCAACGAAACCGGGTAAACCCCGAGGATTTAGTAGGCAGGACGCAACGGATGACCCTCAATCGGATTCAGCACAGTATCTTGACGAAGTAGATAACTGGCGTGATAATATGGATGAGTATAATCGTTTACACAACCAATATAATCAAGCAGTAGTACAAGAAGAGAGACAGAAGCTAGTACAAGAGAGAGAAGATATTCAACGTGCACAAGCTGATAGAGAGCGAACTCAACAAAATATGTCACAGATGTCACAACACTTGAAATCAAATTATAAAGCTTCTGATGAAGAAGTGGCTAATTTCATAAGAGTGATGGATGACCCTAAGAATATTACTGTTGATAACCTCTTTCAGTTATATAGGATGCAAAATGGTGGACAGGTTGACAGTGTTCAACCAGTAACTACTACATCAACTAATGAAAGCTTTGAACAAAGAAAAAGAGCACAGCAGGTGCCAACACCTATGGGTGTTGTACCATCTCAATCTAATTCTGCGGGAAGCGGGACTGACTCAGTAATGGACTCTATGCTTAGTGATTACAGTAAACGGAATCCTTTCGGTTAAGGATTCAACTAACAAGGAGTAACTAATGGCAAATGCTTTTAGTAACAGTACTGGTGTTGCACCGCAAGGTATAAACATCAACGACTCCCGCCGAATTTATAATTTTGGCGAGAGAGTATCCGAACTAGCTCCTCAGCAGTCTCCGTTTTTTGTTTATCTTAGTAAAGTTGCGAAGGAGTCTACAGACGACCCCGTTTTCAAATTCTTGGAACAGCGTCATCAGTGGCAACGTAGGAACTTTATTACAGAAAACTGGGATACTAAGGTAACTGGTTCAGGTACTAATTCTGGCGGCACTATGTCCGGAGTTCATTTAACTTGCGATTATGATAAATATGGAAATGCAGTAGCATCTGCGGCTCCTCTTTACATACTTGTAGGTCAAGTTCTTAGGATTGGTGGAAAAGCCGCTAAAGTAACCGCAGTATCTGCCGGAAACGGTGATGCCGCAACTTACGATTCAGGTGACGCTGATACATTCACGTCAGTTGATTTAACTGCTCTGGAAGATATTCCAGACCAAGTTGTAGAAGCTCAACAAACTAAAGGTCAAGTTATCGGTAGTGCGTGGGGTGAGGGTACGGAAGACCCAGAGGGTTGGAAAGATGAGCTATACTCTAGAGAAGGTTTCTGTCAGATTTTTAAGACAGCAATCCAGTTATTCTCTGGTACAGCTCTAGCAACTCGCTACAGAGGACGTCCTGATGAATATCGCAGAGTTTGGGCTGATAAGTTAATGGAACACAAAATGGACATTGAGCACGCTATGCTCTTTGGCGTTGGTGCTTCAGACGAATCTGCTTCAGGTCCTGTTAGATACACTCACGGACTAGTTCCTTATACAGAAGCTAACGGTAAGATAATGAATATGTCTTACGGAGATTCAACTTACGATACTTTTATCGACCATATGGAGTCATTTTTTGCTCCAGAGACCGGTAACAGTGGCGACAAGTTGGTTCTTGCATCTCGTAAGGTTCTTGCTTGGCTCCAGAAGTTAAGTGGTGACGGTTTCTTAAAGAATACCGTAACTAGCTCTAACTACAGAATGGATGTTCAGAACATTAAAGGTTCTTTTGGTCACGCAGTGACTAAGATTAATACCATTTTTGGTAACCTTCACTTTGTTGCTGAGCCTCTTTTCCGTAACCAAGACGAAGACATTGCACTTGCTGTTGATTTAGCAAATGTAAAGTATCGTCCATTGGCTGGTAATGGTGTATCTCGTGATACGCACATTATGACCAATGTACAGAATAATGCTGTTGATGGAAGGAAAGATATGATTCTAACCGAAGCCGGTTTAGAAATCAGTCTACCTGAAACTCACGCTATTATGAAGTGGGCGGCTTAACAGAAGTTAAGTATATTATGGGGGGTCTTCGGACCCCCTATAATCAGAAGAGAGAGATATGAGTTTTTCGAATAAGATAAAAAATTATACTAATAGTGTAAGTAGTGAGAATACTGTAGATGCCCTAGCAAAAGCAGTAGACTACGTTATAGGACAGGTGAATAACCTAAATTCTGCAATGTTAAGACTATTTGCATATAAAATAAATTTAGGGACTTCAGACGGAACAGACATAGATTGGGTAAAGAGCTATAGTCTGTCATACCTTATTGATGTGCAAAGGGGTACTAAGTTTTGTAGACCTATTACTGATAGACAAGCCGATGATACAACCGATGCAACAAGTATTTATTATGCTTTAGCCAATGACCCTGCTTATTATTTAGATGGGCAAGGATTACTTAATATAAAACCAGCACCTGTAAATTCAGCTAAAGGTTATCTATATGCTGTGCCTAATTCAGCAGGAAGACTTGTAGACGATATAAACGAAAGAATCTCTATAGCTGGCTGGACAGGAAAGTATGGAGAAGATTATGTGGTTGAGACAGATGCACATTTTCCAGCGATATTTAAAGAATTAGTAGTTATGCACGCCGCAGAATGTATTCTAATGGAAAGATTAGCAGATTTTAGAGCTAGTATACCTGCTGGATTAGATGATGAATGGGCAGATGCTTTAGATAAAGCAAAGAAATTATTTGATGATGGAGCTGGTATTGGAGGTAATAATGCTGGGGCTAGTATGAGTGTTCAGTACTGGTTATCCGATGAAGATGAAGATATGACAGGAGCAACATTACAAGCTATTTCTTCAGAGATAAACAGAGCAAATGCTTATCAGTTAAAATTTAAGACAGACATTGAAAAACTTGCTACAGACTATCAATGGACGCAAGGTCAATTACAATTACTTGGACAAAAGAAACAAGAATTTATACAGGCTAATATAAAAGCTGGACCTCAAGGGGACCCAGAACAGGAGTCGAAGATTTGAAACTAAAAGAAATGATTGATAGAGTAAGACAGCATCACCCAGATATGGGAGAGGTTGAGATAATAAGGAGTTTAAACGATGCCTTAAATGATTTTGGTTCAAGAACAGAGATGTTAGAATCTGTAGACCAGTTTAATATTGCCAATCCATCTGGGGATACAAGTTTTAAAACTGGACAAAGAGTTTATCCATTAAAAAAGCACATTATTAAAATAAAAGCCGTAGATTATGATGGAAAAGGTATAAAGAAATTATTGACTAGACCTTTAGAGAGAGATTTAATATAGTGGAACGTGCAAATATCAACTTAAGCCAAACGGTTTGGTGGGTTGAAAGAGACTCACTTCTCATAGCTTACTATGATGCTGGTACCGGTAAGTTTACTAATCATACTGATACTACTAAGCTAGTATCCTTATTATATATACAAAGACCAGACAAATATTTAATACCCGGTGAAACTCCAGAAAGAGACGGGTTTGCGGCTTCAGATACCTATTTAGGTATAACGCTATCAAATGCCAGTCCACCATTAATAGAGGAGGATAAGTATCTTGCTCAGGAATGTGAGATACCCGAACAATTTCACGAAGCTTTGCTTAATAGGGTAATTGCTAATGGATATGAACGTAAAGTAGAGACGATACCATTGGCTCAACATTTTCATAAAAAATACGAAGACGGAGTAAGAAAGGGAAGAGCGTACTCATACAAAGGACGTGACGGTTCTAAAATTAGCATAACACCGAGTGACTTTTAATGTCAACGGTATTTGATAATATAACAGTTTCATTTGATACTATAGCATATCCGTTCACTAATATTATTCTTGGAGCAGTCTTATTTGGGACTAAAACTACGAGAATTGTAAAGAGAGCGGGACCTGTGTT